TTAGGTCTTACGCCACCATTCAATTTTGATTTAAATTCTATTATGTTAGGCATTGTTTGTTATTAACTCCTTTGTGTTTTAACTAGCGACTACTTCAGAGAAACTGATACCAGTTCTTGTAGCAACGAATGTCAAAGTAATAAAGTTGATAGAACGTGTTGGCTGAATGTAAATATCAGCAACGAACTCGTTATTATCTATAACAGCAGATGTGTTATTTGACCCATCACAGACAACTAAGAAATCGGTAATACCTCTTCTTGATTGAATGTTACGTAGGAATGGTTCAATAATTCCTTTAAAGACATTTCTTGTGATCTCATCATTGAGTTCAAAGAGTTGTGCCTTAGCAGCTTCTTCAATTGCTTTTTCAACAACAATGAAGAGACGACGAACGTTGATTCTATCGAATGCACTAGGTGTGCTAAGTGCTGTCTTGTCACCAAATAGAACTGCACCTTGACCAGGAAATGTACTGATTGGGTTAACTCTATTTGCATAAAGTTCATCTCTATCTGTCTTAGTAGGATTCCATGCAAGTTTTGCAAGGTTCCTAATAGCACCTCTAGAGAAACCTGCTGGTGAGAACCATGGTTCCTGTCTGATTGCTGTATCTGCAACTAATCCTGCAACGTCTGAGTTACATGGAATGTAGCAATACTTTTGATTCCATCTGTCATAAACATACTTGTAGTTACAATCAAGAACTAAGTATGAACTACTTGAAACACCATTGAAGAAATCTTTAACGTTCTTAACGATGTCTTTGTTAGCAAGTGGAAGACCAGTAGAAGCAATAATGTTTCCTTTATATGGAGATCCGAATGCCATGCAATCTTTTCTCTCTGCAGCAATACCTGCAATGTAGTTTAGTTTCTCTTTTGTTGCTGTCTCAGTAGCAAGACCAGGACCCATTATAAGATACTCAAGATTGATGTTATCAATCTCTCTAAACTCATCATATGCTGTATTAAAGTCAGAAGATGAAAGATCCCATGCTCCACTTGCGAGTGCTGTATAATCTGCACCTGCACCTAGATCAAAGTCCTTAGAACCTACTGGTTCAAAATCTTGTGTTCTAGTGTTTGTTTCGTAAATTGTATCACCTGCATAGATGTATGCACTACCATCTGCAAGAATATTCTTATAGTAGTTAAGTCCACCTTGTGGTCCTCTACCATCAGATGCTTTTGATAGGTATGTAAATGATTCTATAATAGTATCTTTATTACCAGTTACAGATCCATCCTCATCAACGATTGCAATATGAACTGCGTCTCTACCGTATGCATCACCTGTATAGAATTCACCGTCAGCAGTGTTTACTGGACGTGCAGCAACTGTGTTCCAATATAAGTTAGAACCACTGTATAGTTTTGCGTATGACCACCAAATTGATCCATCGTCTACAGATGCTGCAGTACCACTGTTAGATCCAATAGTTAATGAATCAGCAGCAGCAAAGAGTTGACCTGTACCTGGATTCTCTAGGTATGCATTAGTTGTATCATCAACTATAACAACGTGTACGTAATGAGTCATACCGACCATTGAATAATCAATGACCTTACCTTTTTTAGATCCTGATACTACATAATCTCCAACAGAGACATTATTGATTGCTGAGTCGCCACTTGTAAGAGCAATAGATTGCCTAGGACCATTGTCAACAATACAAACACGTAACCCATTACCCCATGCACCTGCTGTCTTGGCAGCGAATAACCATCCTGTTGTGTTGTCGTTGTATTGTGCATCATAGACCTCACTGTTCTCTATCTTGATTGAATCTGCAGAGATAACTGCTGTACCTACTGCTGTTGTACCTGGAACAGGAATTGTTGGGGAGATACCAGAGTAGTTTGTGTAATCTCCAAAGTTTGTTACTGTAAATCCAGTAATAACTCCAGAAACACTTACATCTGCTGTAGCAGCAAATCCTGTGTTAGCAGCACCACCTGTAACTGAAACGTTATAAGTTGCAGTTGGGTCGTAGTTAGTACCACCAGAAACTAGTGTGATTTCTAATCCTGTTGGTGCAGCAATAGAGATTGAAGGTGCAGATGAATATCCTGAACCACCTGAAACTGCAATTGCAGTAATAACACCGTCTGTAATTGTAGGAGTTACTGTAACACCAGCAGAACTACCGCCACCACCTGAGATTGATACAACTGGGTTTGAAGAATAACCAGTACCACCGTTTGTGATTGTTAAGTTACCAGTTAAAGCACCTGCACTAACGTTAGCAAGTGATGCTGACGCTTCTGCTGTAGTACCTTGAGCAACTGTTGCCTGACCTGTAACACCGACATCACCAAAGGTAACTGTAGGTTGTGATGTATATCCAGAACCTGAGTTTGTTATAACAACTTGAGATACTTTACCTTGAGCATCTAGAACTGCAGTACCTGCAGCATTAGTTCCTCCACCACCACTGAATGAAACAGAAGGTGCTGAAACGTATTTACCGTTAGTTGTAGGGTTATTGATAGTTATTGAAGAAACACTTTGTCCTAGACGTGAAACAGCATTCTTAAGTTGATCTGTGTTTACTCTAGTTACGGACAGTGTTCCACCGTAATTTAAATAGTTTGTTGCTGAGAGAAAGTACTCTGAATTATTTGCTACGGGTTCACCGAATGCTTCTATTAGTCCAGCTTCTGAACTTACAGTAACAGGAGAACCTAATTCTCCCTTAGTAAAAGGTGCAGCAAATCCTGCAATATTATTAATTCCAATCTCAGCTCTGCCATTGGTTAAGTCGAGTTCCTTAACGACGACACCAGGTGAGCGTAAAGTTGCCATGTGTATCTCCTGAGGTGATTAGTCATATATCTGCAAATATTTATTATTTTCCACTCTTTCAGTGGGGAAACAATGCATGAACATACTACCAGTCAGGATAATCTGCTAGGTATGGAGGTAACGGTCTAGGTCTATTTTTCTTCTTACTTTTTCTCTTAGATGTTATTCTTTGAACTGTGCATGTCTTACATTCATATGAGTATGCTGAAGGAAATCCTTTCCTATCTTTACGTGTCAAATAGAAATCTTCTAATAAATTTTTCTTCTTATTACATACACGACAAACTCTATCTTTGAATATGACCTGTTCTAGACCAAATCCAAACTCATCCATCATCTATACTCCCACATATAATTTAACTCTCCATACTCATCTCTAGGACTTTCGTTTTCATACCATCCTTTGTTATCTGCAACAACCCATACATTCCCTTCTTGATCTTTTTCTTTTTCATATGTTCCTAGACCATCATCAATAAAACCAAATGGTGCCATGTCTTGTTCTATTTGATTCTTTTGCTCTTCATAGATTCTTGTTCTGACATCATTCTCAGTCATCTCTTTAAAATAATCCTGAGCAACTAACCATCCAAATATAACTAGACACATTGCTAAGTCATCATGACAACCATCATCTGCTTCAAATGATTGTCTCTTCTGAATAAATGTAGTAAGTTCAGCAATAATATCATAGTCATTAATTAAAACTTTATCTGTCTCTACTAACTGTTTAAGGTTTGAGCATCCTATCTTCTTAACTGTAGTACTCATCTTAACACCTAACTGTGTCTTAGTACCAGAGAATCCTTGTCCTACAACCTGACCTGCACGTCCTCTCATAGCACACATAAGCACGTTCTCATTCTCAAGATCGTACTGTAGTATAGATGCTACTTGATCTCCTATGTCATTTACCTCACATAAAACATATGCTTGATTATATTGCACTGAAATTTGATTTATAATGTTAGGGAATACCATAGGTTTAACTTCGTTATTCCTATAGATACCAACAATTTTATACGGTACAGTCGTTATATCATACAGTATGAATGCTGAGTAATCGTTATTGACACCACGAGATACGTCAACAGTCATCAAGTATTCATGTTTCTCTTGAGGTCTTTCGTATATTTTTAAACCACCACTAGTATGTAAAGGTTCATCATATGATAGTGACCTTAACTTAGCTGCTGAAATTAATGTATCAACAGATCCTAAGAACTCACACTCAAATTCCTGAGTGAACTGTCTTTCAGATGTGTTGGCAATAGTTTGTTCTTTCCACTTCTCGTCTCTGCCAGGTACCTGACTCCAATGTACTTCTGTAGTCGTATACTCATTTCTACCAAGTTCGGCATCATGCCATAACTTGTAGAACATATTCATTCCGTTGGGGGTGGAGATGATGATGACTTTGGTTGACTTACCAGATGATATAGTAGGATAAACACTGGCAAAGAACTGCTCTGCAATATGATTAGGTATGAACGCAAATTCATCCAAGAAGATGATGTTAAATGACATACCTCGGACAGCAGATGCTGAAGTAGAAGAAGCGAGAATTTTGGATCCATTTTCTAACTCCATACTACCTTTGTTCCATGCTATGATTCCTTGCTGTAACCAAGTAGGTAGATTCTCATATGCTAATTGTAATCTTCCAAGCAATTCCCTAGCAGTAGGTGCTTTGTTTGCAAGAATACCTATGTTAACGTTATCATTAAAGATAGCGTAGTGCATAAGATATGCTACAACAGTGGTTGACTTACCTGTCTGTCTTGGTAGTTTTGCTATGTTAAATCTATTTGCATGAAAGGTATTAACCATTTCCTCTTGAAAATCATAGAGAGAGAATGGTACTAGACCTTCATCTAGAGAAACGATTTTAATATAGTTCTTTGCAAAATATACTGGATCTGCTTTACATTTCAAATACTCTTGTATTTGTTCCTCTGTAAAATTAATAGGGACGTTTGCCCTTTTAAGATTAGGATTACCTAAGTATATCTCTGCCTGAGTAAGACGTGACATTAATCAGCACCCCACTTAGGTGGATTATCAGGACAATACATTCCTGGCAATAGAGTTTTCAAAGGCATAAAGCACCCACATAGTTTACATTGTTTTGTTGCTTGCTTAAAATGTTCACATTGTTCACATATAGCAAACTTCTCAGCAGAAGTCATAACAAATTATATAGTTTTAGCAGTCCCACTTTCTAAGGGACTTGTTTATTCTACTATCTGGATCGCTTGCTGTTTTCTTACTTGTTAACTTCTTCTTCATACCTTTCATTCTAGCACAGAATGATGCTCTTCTTTTATTACCTTTCTTTTTAGTTGGTGCTTTTAAGTCAGAACCAGGATTCTCTTTCTCATAAGATTTTCTCCCTTTCTCATTTAAACCACCTTCTTTATTCTTACCAGATTTCTTTGTCCATGCAGCACCTTCACTATGTGTCTCACCTTTCATAAGGGTACCATCTTTCATAACATGATGACCCTTAGGTATTGGTTTGCACTTCTTATCTTCCCTACAGTAATAGTTACCTTTACCACAGGACTTGTTTTCTTCGACTAAACAGAATTGATGAAAGGTTTTCATGTTATGCTTGGAACGCTACGCCAGATGCCCAAACACTTGATGACCCTCCTGCCAATAAGGTTTGATCGCTTTCTTTCTTTATAGTTATTCTTTCTCCTGCACCAATATAAACTTCTGAAGCTGAAGAATAATTTGAAGCACCTGCTGGTGTTGATGTGATTTTTACTGCTGAGTTTCCAGTATTAAGAACAGAAACCAAGACGCTACTAGAGACATTACTAGCTCCTGTCTGAATATCTACTGCAGTTGTTAATGGTTTAACGATGAACATTTTACTGAAGTTTCTTTTATTTAGTATCTTTTAGACCTTGTTTCAACAGTTTCGACAATTCTGCTGTAGATCCAACGAACAAGGCATTATTATTTGTAACCTTGTTTTTCTTAGGACCTTCTTCAAGGTCTTGCATTTTCTTTTGTAGATCTATTAGTTTTTCTGTAGCGTCAGAAACACTCTTAACTAATTGACCTGCAACCTCAAATGCTCTAGGGTGATCAGTGTTATTAGCGACATCTATAATACCTGCTAATGCTTCCTGACCTTTTTCTATAACATCATATAGTTGACCACGTGAGTATTCATAATCTTTTTTGACATCTTTGTCAATGTCAATTTCACGTTCCTTCTTTTTGAGTTTAGGTTTCTCAGGAGGAAGAACCTCTGCTGCTACATCTAAACTCTTTTCAATACCACTGGTATCCATTATACATCCTCAAAGTAACTAGATGTTTCACCAAAACCAAAGTCGTCACCAGGAACTAAAAGTGAATCATCAATAGCATCAATGACGTTATCAGCATTCTTATCTATCTTCGCTGTAGGTCTAACCTCATACTTACGGTAACGTCCTGGTGAAGCAAGATTAGTATCACTATACTCTTTAGTAATTGCTTTCTTAATGAATCCAACATCAGTTGTAGGACCATAAATGTATGTCTTAACTTGGAAATCTAGTGTCCATATAATAGTTCTTCTATCAGAGAAGTCACCATCATAGTCATCT